TAAAGTTTTAATCAAAGACTCTTTTGAGTCAATCTCTTTTAATTTTTTTGCTGTCTTTGCATACTCTGTTTGGTTTCCATCTTCTGTATAAGGAATAAAGAAAACCTTATTAATAGGCAAGGCAACAAGGCAAAACATATCTATTTGCCCGTTTCCATATCTTACCATTTTATTTTGTCGAATGTTATCTTGAGTTCTTTTGCTGGTTCTTATTTCCCAACGATAATAATCAGCTCCCCTGCGTTTATAAGTGCTGTTTGTAGTCTTTACTTGTACTTTATAGAGTTGACCCTGATGGTCTAAAATTAAATCGGAACGATGCCCTGCTGGAGCTAAAATAACAGAGTCGCAATATCTCATCAAATATGACGCTGCCAAATATTCACCTGCTAACGCAATACGCGTTGTAGCATGTGGCATTTTATCTCCTTATATTTTTCCCCACTCCTTGCCTTCAAATAGTAGAGATTCTGCGTTTCTTCTCCTTACCAAACCTTCTAAAACTTTTCCGCCTGCTTTATTCCATCTTTGCATTTGCGCAGGCACATCTTCGTATTCTTTATTATTTAAAACTTTTAACATCGTAGACGCTTTTAAATTAGCTGGACCAAGATTAAATACCCAAGATACTAAAGCGTCGAATTGATTTTGGCTTAGATCCACTTCAACTAAATCGTTTATATATCCTTCGTATTCTTTCATTTCTTCTAATAAAAGATGATCAGCTTCTTCTTGGGTTATAGTATCGCCTTCTTTTACACCTTTAGTAGAACCATATCCTATAGTCCAAACTCCTGCTGCACATTTATAAGCTTCAAGCTCGCAGCCTTCAAACTTTTTAATAAGGCATAAGCCTTCTTGAGATATATTCATATTAGTCCCCTTTGTTGCTTGAGTTAGAAGCTCCAAAATAAAACGAAATAATTGCGCTAGCCAATCCACCTAAATATCCTAATACTAAATTAATTAAAGCTTCTGAGTTTTGTTCTGGCGGTTGTAACGTAACCAAAAATATATAACCTAAAAAGCCACCTATAGTTGCTATACCAATTATTCTTGCAGTCCAATCTTTAGAAAAGTAACTCCTAGCGTTTTCTTTTTCTTTTGCTTCTAAAGCAAAGATATCAACTTCAAGCTCTTTCATTTTTATCTCAAAGTCTTTTTCAGCTTTTTTAAGCTGTAGCATTTGTTCTGGAGTTGCATTTTGAATTGCTGTTTCAATAGATCTGGGATTATTTGGAACTCCCAATACTTCGGATATCATATTCGCAGCCATACCGCCCATAGGTCCACCCAAAGCCGTACCAAGTGTAGGAGCTACTGCGCCTACAACGTTTTTTAATAATCCTTTAAATTTCATAGTAGAACAGATACTAAGGCTATAGCTAGAGCGCCTATAAAGCCAAATACTCCGAAGGTTGTCATTTTAATTGTATTATTAATAGAAGATATTTCGCTTTTTATATCAGCAAATTCATTAAAGGCTGTCTTCCAACGCTCAGAACATTGGGCCTCATGCTTGGCAAGATCTGCCGCTACAGTTAATGTTGTTGGTCTTGTTGTCGCCATTTATATAGTATAAACCTTTAACGGTTTCTTTTTTCCTTTTACGTATATTTTTTTATGAAAAACACCATTTTGCGTTTTCTTAATTGTAGCTTCACCAATTAGTATGTCAACACCAGCTTCTTTCGTTGCAGACTCAAGACGAGCTGCTGTATTTACCGCGTCACCTATAGCTGAGTAGTCAAATCTTGTATCACTACCCATATTGCCAATAACTGCATATCCGGTATTTACGCCAATACCAATCTCAACACCAAGATCGGCCATTTTAATTTTATCTTGTATTTCTTTTGCGCAAAGAACTGCAGCCATTTCATGGTCAGGTATATCTATAGGTGCGTTAAATATTGCCATCATCGCATCACCAATATATTTATCCACCATACCATCATAAAACTTAACTGTATCTGCTTGAATAGTTAAAGCCTTATTCATAATCTTGGTTACCTCTTCTGGTTCTAGTTTTTCTGATAAAGATGTAAAACCTCTAACGTCTGTAAATAAAAATGTGCAATATTTTTTCTCGCCACCAAGTTTTAGTAACTCAGGATTGTCTTGTAATTGTTTCACTTGTCTTGGATCCAGATAATGTTCAAACTGTTTTTTAATCTCTTGACGTAGTTTATATTGTTTTTTGTAGTTTATATAGAAAGCAACGGTAGAAGTTATGATTTGAGAGATAAAAGTCCATGAAAAATCTAATAAAATGCCCTTCTGAATGCTAAAAACGCCTGAGAACCCCGTGGTTAAAAGCAAAATTGTAGCGATACTTATACCCTTAACTACACCGAAATAATTAATTGTGAGCCACGTCAGCGATACAAAAATTCCTAAAATTAAAATTTCGGCTGCCAAATGCCATTCTGGTATTCTTGGAGAGTTTTGAATAAGAATTGACTCAGATAATGCTGCTTGAATTTTATGCGGCTCTAATAATCCAGCCGGAGTTGCAACTTGAGGCATAATTCCAGGAGCAGTTATTCCAAGAAAAACAAACTTACCTTCTACATCCATTTCTTGTAAATTAGTTTCTGGAGTCTTTACCCAACTAATCCACTTACGACCAAAACTATCAGTTTTAACAGGAGGCAATCCTTGAACAGTAATTTCCTCAATACCAAGCTCGTTGGTTTTAATAATATAGGTTTTTGCTCCTGCTAAGCTTTTTAATACTTCTGTACCAAAAGAACTTACGTATCCGTCTGGGGTTCTAAATAATAAAGGGATTCTTCTAACCAGATTATCAAGATCGGTGGGTGCAGCAGATATACCTTCTTGTATATAGTCGTTTCTAAGGTTGTGAGTATTCTGTACCACACCCTTTGCTAGCATACCACCAACATCAGGTCCCTTGATGACCGTACCAACTGTTTTTGGGTATATTTGATTTGGGTATTCAAATGAAGCCAAAATAGATGTACCATATTTTAAGGACTCTGCAAAAAATCTATCGCCTCCAAATCTATCAGGATGAGGAAAGCTAATAACCCAACCTACACCCAAAGCACCTTTTTCTATTAGTTCTGCATGTATATTTCCCAGTCTTTGTCTGGGTATAGGCCAACCGCCTTCTGCGTCTATATCTTCTTCGGTAATATTTAAAATAGTAAAGTAACCAGATGGTTCTGGCGTTTGAACAAAAGCGTCAAATATTTTTAGTTTTAATATTTCGGTAGGCGTACTTTGAAATATCAAAGGCAATCCCAGTATTATAAGTATTGGTAATAATAACTTATTCATATTATTTATTAATTACTTTGGGTTATTTTTATTGTACTACCCGTTCCTCCGTTTACTTTTATTATTCTAGATACGCCATCTTGAATAAAAATAACAGTATAGCTACCAGATGAATCTATATCTACTCTGGCAGTATCGCTAACACTTCTTATCAAAGTAAGCATTTCTCCAGTTACGTAAGATGTAATTTGCGTATTTAAATCCTGGCCTAAATTAGTACCAACTAAATTTATAGATGTAGCGTCTTGGGCTAATTGATCTTCTTGCTTTATTTCTTGTAAAGCATCTATAACATCTAGCAAATCTTCTAAGAAATTAACGTCAAGATAATTTATATCTAACTCGGTAAACTCTAATTCTTTTTCTGAATCTAAAAAATCTTCTTCTAAGTAATCTATATCTAAGTCGTCAAAGTCTAAAATGTTTTTCTTTTGCGTTTGTACTGTTTCTTCTAAAACAACTTCTTCTTTAGGCGGATTTACGATTAGCATATTGTCAATAATATCTAACGTAAGATCTAAAATAACAGGAGAGCTTGGAGATTTTTCAAATACGTCTACGGTTGTAGCTTCGTAAGGTTTATTAAGGGTAACAGTTCCCATCGCAGTTGTTACCAATATTTCGCCGCTGGCGTTACCAAATTCATCTGGTAAAAGTATTAATAAACTACGACCTGTTTCGTCTACAGTAACTGTAAAGTCTGTTCCTCTGATTGCTATATTAGCGGTAGGAGTCTTAAGATCTATATTAGACTTATCTATCTTATTTAAAGAACCAGTAATAAATCTAGCCGTACCCAAACCAAAGGTGATAGCCATTTTAGATTTACTAGGATTTGGGTCAAAGATATATTCATCTATCGTTAGTTGAGAATGTTCCGTTAATTTTACTTTTGAGTCATCTAAAAACGTAATAGCCATACGACCATTCGTTGTTACAGCCTCATCGTTTTGTTGGATGTCAAAATCCAACTCGGCATTATACGGTTTTTCTCTTAAAACTCTAGCAGAACCTGATAGTTCAGATATGTTTCCTACATCAACAGCTGGTGGTTGTTCCGCCATCGTTCTGAACGACACAAACAGTACCGTTAGAACCAGTAGAGTTGATCTGTAACCAATCAGAAGCAAGCGTTGACGATTGAGTGATGTTGAATGTTCTGCTGTTACCTGTTTGGTCGAGGTAGAAATATCCGCCTGCATATCCGCTTCCTGTAAAGTTTATTGTATTACTATCTCCGTCTACATCAACATAATTAGTAGCACCATCATAGTTTATATCAAAATCAAAGGTGTTGCTGTCGCCGTTAATTATCCAATCTAAATCAAGATTAGATGCAATTGCCGTTGTACCTGTATCAAGTGTAAAGTTATTAGAACTGCCGGTAACATCTACGTTATAGTCTGAGCCATCAATACCGTAAGTATCTGTAGGATCCCCTTGTATAGTAAAGTTATTACCGTCTCCATCAAACTCAAAAAAACCAGTAATATTATCGCCTAGAATGTCACCTAAGAATTTATTAGTATTACCTATTTGGTTTATATCTAGCGT